GCGCGCAATGGTAGAATCTACCGCGGCAGTGACTGCAGCAGATCCGTTGAAACTTCCTCCACTCAATCCATCACCGAGGGTCAGAGCATTCGGCGTATTAGCCGTGATTGTGCCGGATGCGCCTAGTGCAACTGCTACGCCGTTATACGTGACACTGCTATTAGACAATTTGGCATTAGCGATGCTACCGGCGAGCATTGCATTAGTCACCGTGCCAGAATCTCCCGTGGTCACTACTGTACCGGTAGTAGCTGGTAGTGTGATAGTCGTAGTGCCGGCGGCGGCAGATGCTTTCAGGACTGTACTTCCGGACGTAGATCCGGAGAACGTTGCTCCGCCTCCGCCTATTGTCGGAGTCACCAGAGATGGACTTGTGTTGAATACTGCTGAACCTGTACCAGTCTCGTCGGTGAGCCGATCTGCCAACGTTGCAGAAGTGAACGTTGCCATATCGGCAATCGTGTTAGCTGCGTAAATTACAGTTCCACCTGACCCAAATGCCACTGTTGAAGAATCTGTACCTGAAAGGGTGAGAGTGTTTGTTACTGAAAGTGTTTTGGCACTCGTTAGCGTAAGCGTACCGGTCGTAGTCGTGACCGTCAGTCCGTTGTACGTCTTTCCGGACAATGCAGCAGCAATTCTAGCATTAGCCAGAGTTCCGCTAGTAATGTTTGACGCATTTGTTGTATCTGTGGTAGCAGATGCAGCAAGTCCGGCGATCTTAGCATTGGCAATCGCGGCTCCCGCTGCAATGTCGGCATCAACAATCGAGGCTGAAAGATTAAGCTTTGAATAAGCAATTGCTGCGGCTGAATTGATATCAGCGTTAACGATCGTATCATTAGCGATCATCGCGCTGGTCACCGTACCGCTATCTCCGGTCGTCACCACCGTGCCGCTAGTAGCCGGTAGTGTGATCGTCGTGTTAGTTCCGGCAACCGCCGCTGGCTGAAGAAGGATTGATCCGCTCGTCGCCCCTGGTAGAGTAACCGATGAAATGCCCGTCAGTGCCAAGTTAGCAGATGATCTGCTAAGTGAAACTGAGGTAGTCCCGATGAACGTAACGTTGTCCAGGTGAGCCAAAGTACCATCTCTGTCCTGGAATGTCTGAATACGAGTTTGACCTGCCGTGATGCTGGAGGCCTCGAACCGCGCTCTTTTAGTAGACGCTGCAGCAGCAAACACGAAAGTAGTTGAATCCTGCAGACTCTTATTCGTCAGCGTCTGAGCAGTAGATAATCCAGCAAAGTCGTCATCGGTCAACGCTGCGTTGAATTGCGCCAGAGTACCGCTGACCACGTTTGAACCTAAAGCGATGGTCTTATTCGTCAGCGTCTGTGCTGCTGCTAGAGCGGCAAAATCGTCATCGGTGAGTGCAGTATTGAACTGCGCCAACGTTCCGGTGATAGTATTACCCCCAAGAGTAATCGTCTTATTCGTCAGCGTCTGTGTTGCTGCTAACGCCGCAAAATCGTCATCAGTCAGCGCTGTGTTGAATTGCGCTAACGTTCCACTGATTGTATTTGACCCAAGCGCAATGGTCTTGTTGGTCAAAGTTTGCAAAGCTGCTAATCCAGCAAAGTCATCATCCGTTAATGCGGTGTTGAATTGCGCCAGAGTGCCGGTAATCGTATTTCCGCCAAGAGTAATCGTCTTATTGGTCAGCGTCTCTGTTCCAGCCAGAGTGGCGATGGTGCCATCGAAATTTGGAACTGTGAGTGTGCGGGTCGTATTTGTAGCAATACCCGATACTTGGAACTGAAGTTTCTTAGTGCTATCAGTTTCATCGACAATAAAGGTAGTGTTGTCGACAAGGCTCTTATTTGTCAGCGTCTGTGCCGCTGCCAGAGCAGCGAAATCATCATCGGTCAGGGCCGTGTTGAACTGGGCAAGCGTACCAGTGATGGTGTTAGTGCCAAGTGTCAGAGTCTTATTCGTGAGTGTCTGTGTCGCCGCTAATGCTGCAAAGTCATCATCGGTGAGTGCAGCATTGAACTGGGCAAGTGTACCGGTGACCGTATTGCCGCCAAGAGTGAAAGTCTTATTTGTCAGCGTCTCAGAGCCGGCGAGAGTTGCCAGTGTTCCTGAAGCAGGAACCGTGACGGTCGATCCGGCGACATTTGCCGTCAGGGTCAGATTGCCGGTGTTTAGAGTGATCGTACGAGTTCCATTGTTAACTCCAGTACCACCATAGGTCGGACTAACAATCGTACCTTGCCATACACCGGTGGAGATCGTTCCCAGTGTAGTCAGTGACGAATTGACCACACCGCTTCCAAGTGTGGTAGCACTGAGCACCGATGTGCCATTGATCGTAAAGACCTTCGTGCTGGCCAGGTTAAGACTCTCGCTGAATGTCTTTGCTCCGTTAAATGTCAGTGCAGAGTCCTTGACCTCGTTGAGAGCTCCAACCAGGTTTGTCTTCTCGACTGTTGCCAGGTTGGCAACAGTGCCGATGTCACGCTGCAGCTCATTGATACTGGAGATTGCCGTCTTGGATGCGGTCTCAAGCTCACGGTTGTTTACTCCGTTCGTGATGCTCTCACCAACATCAACCACGGTATTGTACGATACTGCCGTGACAACTTTGCTTCCGCCGGTCAATCCTTCACCAGTAGTGAATACGCCTGACAGATTGTAGATAACCGCAGAATTCTCTACGGCATTGAATGAGAAAACCTTCGCCGTTGTGCCAGAAGTGGCGCCAGTGATAGTTGCACCCGCATTGAGCGTTCCGGTTCCTGAAAGATAAATTCTGCTCTTTGCAATATCGGCACCTACGAAGACATTTGCATTCGTAGGAGTTACGGTTAGCACATTCCCGACGATAGATTCAACCGTTGCGACCGCTCCACTGACCGATCCAGTTACGTTATTTCCAACCGCAAATGAGTTTGTGGCTGAGCCTTTGAAGACGAGAGTACACAGTGTGATCCTCGAATCGAGGGTGCTGAGCTCGCCTACTACCTTGGAGGTATCATTGGTTTTTACCCGCCAGGTATCAAAGGTATCGGTACGGTAGACTTGGTTGGACATGATTATTTGTCTTTCTGCAGTAACTTATGGACGAGATCCTTGAGTGCGTCGATCTCGGATTTCAGAGATTTGATCTCCTCATCCTTCTTTCGGCGCGATTTGCGAAGAGCCATCCGTTGGACGTAATTGGCACGGTTCCGATTCACGATAGCTTTTGAATGCATATCGCGCTCGAGGGAAGGGTTATCTTGGACAACCGCTCTGGCCTGATGTGTCTGTTCGGACATACTCAGGCTCTATTTATTAGCTTACTGCAATCGCTCTGAAGTCTTTGCAGGACGGAACGCGAGACGAATTATTGGAAGTAAAGGCGATCTTGATGGCAAAAGCGGTAAATTGGACATCTCCGTCCTCAGCCGAAGGTGATAGCCCAAATGCTGTCTTGAATTCCGCAATTCCGACTGTATATTCGACCTCGGTATAGGTCTCAGGATTGTCAGAATATGGCACTCCATTGACCGAATCTGGGGACACTGGATACCATGGGAGCTCGTCAAACTTCTGGTCCGTATCGTCACTTCTCTGGATCTTGTAGTAAACGTCAATATTGGATCCAGATGGACGATTGGTCAGAAGATATACCTTGATCTCAGACGCCGGATCGGCCAGCTCGACCTTTCGAGTAATGTATTTCGATAGGACAGAGGATCCGATCGGTGTCTGCTCATTTGCGTAATTCAGGACGTAGTTGCTTCCTGCCGTATTAGGATAGAAGAAGATCGGAGAACTGGCTGGAATTATGGCAGTCGTACCGGTGCTGATGACGATCGTATTACTTCCAGAATCTACACTGGACACCGTAGCATTATTAGGAATATACGGTCCACGTACTCGGTAACCAGCCAGTACACCAGATGTGCCGCCCGAAGACATTACGATGCTGGTAGCACCACTGGCAGTTGTAGCATTCGTGGTGAAACGCTGAACCATCGGAGCAGGATTATCAATGCGGTTCGCCACGACGACGGCCGACGTTCTCTCGAGGTCAATAACCGGAGAGACATTGTTGACTGTAGATGAAAGTTCTCCCTTGACATACAGGGATCGGTCCAAACCTTCTGGCCGGCCAACTTCTGGAACAACGGTATATGCGACCGGCATCGCGATATTCTTATTGATGTCGATCTGCTTATAAGTGGCATCCAGTGTATATGGTACCTCGGATCCGCCGAGCGATTGACCCGTGGTACCTTTCATCGACCACTTTGCCCCCGTCTTAGGATGGATGATAGCATCGATCGACGGCCTGATGAGATTGTACGGTTTATAATCTGTAGCCGTGGCTTTGTTTCCTCCTCCGATTCCTGATGCTGTGGCAAGAGTGGCGACTCTAATCGTGTAGGAATCAGCTTCGACATCGATCACTTCATGAGTAGCATTGAGCTGTGTGATTGGAATTCCGTTCAGATGGGTAGCTGGGACTACACCGTTATTTCCCTGAACCATCGTCAGAATGACAGAAGACTTGGCTATAGTTCCGACCATCGGGAACATTCCGTGATTGGTGTGATGAACACGGACGATATTGGTATTGGCGTATGTCTCAATTGGATTCTCGTTCAGACGCTTCTGCATCGAGTAATCTTCGTTCAGGATTACTGTAGCCTTCGTTGCGCTGTCAAATACCGCTCGGTTGAGGATGAACTTGATATCACGGTTCTGATCAGGCGTCCAGGAGGAAGCATTAGACGATTTGAACATCACTCCGGCAAATGGGTTGTCGATAACCTTTCTGCCTTGACCGGTCAGTCCGATTCCGGTGATATCATACGCAAACTTTTCTGAGGACCACAGGTAGTACTTGTCGGAATTAGAATATACAACGAAGCAGTACTCGGAGTTCGGAAGAAGATGTACTGGAGCCTCGAATGTAAAACGGGTCGGAGCCGTTGCATTTTCTGAGATGCTAATGAACAGATTGTTCATTCCCAGACTCTGTGCTGATAGCGTCACTCTAGAGAACGGAAGGATCTTGTTCGATGGAAATCCATTCTCCATCGTACGGAGTTCCACCGTAACAGGCAGGTCATAGTCAACTGCGGAGAAGAAGAGATCCAGCGATGTCGCGTAGATTCCGCCTGGTGTCTCAACCGTGAATGATTGCGCTAGTGGATTTAGTGAGGCCATTGTATATTATTCTAAGATGTAATTGACTTCGTCAGTATATTCAGTATCAAAAGCCGAGTATGACACTTGAATTCCCTCTTGAGTATATAGAGTTGAGGTATCGTATTCCGGATAAATCTCCGGATACGGAATATACGCGTCGCCGATGTTTGCTTCGTCATCTCCGTAGTAGAACACCACTTCCTCTCCAGGAGAATCTGGGAATCCAGGATAGACTTCAGGATTAATCTCAATGGAAGAATTGGTCTGGTTGAGCCTGGAGATATCCAATTCATTAGGATGAATGCATACGATGACCGGGCTAGTTTCAGTAGGATTCGTGTCAACTGTTACATCAGGAACGAATGCATCACCTGTCATATCAATCGACTTCTGAGATTCGTCCAGCGACTCGCTGCTCGTATCTGGATTGTTATTGTTGGTGCTGAACGTGTTACCGTCAATTCTTGGTGTAGGAGGAGGACCGTATACCAACCCGCCAGGTTGACCGCCATAGGCCTCGGACGGGTACCATCCATATGCCGCGCCGGTCGAGGCCTCGACGTGTACAGCCGGCGTGATCCGTGGCTGCGGAGGACACGACCAAACAAGTCCTCCTGGTTCTCCACCAAATGCTTCCGTTGGATACCAACCCTTCAAAGAGCCGTCATCGCAGATATTTGGATTTGCCGCAATAACAGCTGGTGCCACTTCCTTATTTTCAGGAATGACAGAATTGGTCAGAGGTGGCGTAATAGCTGCCGTGCTTGCAGCAGGAGGGCATACGACCGTCGTCGTCGCTATTTGAGTAACATCGACCGGCACAGGATCTTTAACCACAACCGTCTGATTTGTGTCAATGACTACCTTCTGCTGAATAGTGTCATATGTAGTGACTATATTCAGAGGAGGATTTACCACCAACGGCGGCTTCGGAATATCGACGTGCAGAACGTTGTTTACTGTATTGGATAGCGTGACACCAGTATCGATGTTCGTGTCTTCAGCAGGTGGAGGTGGAAGCGGAGGACGCGGAGCAATGAACTGCCCGGGCTTTTGCATGAATGTTCCGCGGGCGTCATACATTCCCTCGGCAATCGAACTTGCCAGCTTCTTGACATTATTTCCGATATCGATCAGTCGGAACATCCTCTTGCCCGACTTGAATTTGATGAAGGACGTGTTCGGAATTATGAAGCTTCCGTACAGCTCACCCTTGGCGTTAGAGTAGAGAGAGGTGTAGGTATCAGGATGGCTCGTATAGTTGATGTAATCGCTGACATACGTTGCACTCGTAGAATTTATCTGCGACGGATCTACATTGCTGTTAGTTCCAGGATAGCTGAATGCCCAAGCAGGGATTTCAGTCTCCTGGCGCACGAATGGACCAATGTTTCGGCCGTCGAAGAATGCGTAGAACTTAGTATTCGGTCTCAGCCCAACTGCCTTGAAGTAGATCTTGCGGGAGCGAATATATGGAACCAGGTTTAGTTCCACCGATCGGCTCTCGCTGTAAGCAGACTGGATCTCTGGATTCAGACCTGACATTTCTCCGCTCGAGATTCCGCCACGGGACTTTAAGAATTCATCCCAGCTTGTGATCGATGCCGTAGGTGGCAATGATAGGTTACCTCCCACAGCCGAAGAAACGTCGCCTCCGCTATTAGAATCCAATCCATTCCAATTTGTGGCCCATTCATTCCACAGTGTTCCGATAGCTAATTCTTGATCCTGCGCATGCTTGATCGAATCGAACGTGCCGGATCCGCTGTCCATCACGACTTCAGGTGCAACAGTCGTTTCCTTCCATTCATCGGTTGATGGGAACAGGCTGATGGTTCCTACCCAAGAATTGACAGCGAACGGATTGACTGGCTGGCGATATGATGCGTATGGCTGATTAATCGCTGCCGATGAGTAGTAGTCGAGTGTAAGCAGAGGTCCTGTCTGACGATATCCAGTAGAAAGAGCTGAGTTCAGTCTCAGATTGACCGAATCTTCCCAGAACATCGGACGTAGAATACCGGCGTTCTTATCGATGGCGGCAGTATAATCCGGATGTGTGACAGCTCCAACTCCGTGGCCGGTGAAGTTATCCACCACAAATCCATTCTTGTAACGGTCTGCGCCATTGGCGTCTAGAACCTGTTGATTTGCTGTCTCCTTTTCCAGGAGTGACAAGGCAGTGTAGTATTCTAGCTTTTCGACTCGCTTCTCAATTCGGCCGATATCACGCATGGTGTAACGGCGATGATCGAGCATCTTGCTGCGAACATGTGAAGGGGAGAACGTATAGGCCGGAATCGACAGAGTGTAGAGAGTCAGAGTACCTGCCACATCATCTGGTGCCTTAGGTGTCAATGATGCATTTCCTTCAGAGATCTTGACATTTCCGTACTGGTCCATGTACACCTTATCGATACGTGGAAGGTAGTACGTCAGATCGCACGTGATCGAAGGATTCGAAGCAGACATGGCTGTCTCGTTCCAAGCATCGATCGATGGACGGAAGTCTAGGCAATCTCTGAGATCAACGACTCCATTGGAGGATTGGAAAGCCGGAATCTTCTCATAGTTTGCGCCATATGAAGACACTGAGAAGTAATCTCCGGCTACTCCATGATCATAGTATTGGAAATATACCTTGATCTGGCCGGTTGGAGGATTGACACCTGCACGCAATGTGATAGTGCCGTAGTCGTAATAATTATCGCGCTGGCCGTCATCGATAGTATAACGGTCAATGATATTCGGGTCGGCATCGGTTGGTGCCACCGAGAAACTACTGGACATGCGAACGGCTGTGACCTGATAGATGTCGACCTTATTCAGCGAATCATAACTTCCGGCAGTAGTGTTAGGACTTGAAACCGTGATTGTGCTGGTGAGAAGAGTCTTGGTCTTAGGAGCAATTGAACGTTGCGCGATCGATACCACTTTCACTCCGGTAGCAGTAGCAGGAAGAACTCCCGAGGCAAACGTCAGAGTGACTCTATTGTGGCTACTAGGAGAGTTCGAGGTGATGTTAACACTAGATGGGATTACGACATAGCTTCCATTAGTGAATGCCGCGGCATCCGCGCGTGTAACGATATAGTCACCCGGCGAGGTAGAAGTGAAATACTGGTTATCGACCTGAGGATTTACGTCGAATGAATTTGATCCGGTGCCTGTTGTAGCAGTGAAGGTCTGGCGTACGCTATATGTCAGATCAGCTACTGTCTTAGTGACATTGGTCGGAAGCTTATAGACCAACGAGTTGTTGGCAGCGTCTTCAATCTGACCTGTTGTCACAAGGTTAGCAGTAAAGGTGGATCCACCGATGTTGGCGATCTTGTAAATGTCACCGAGCTGCTGTCCAGAACTGATCGTGACGTCGAACAAGTACACCTTGTAAGTAGCCACGTCACCAGATCCTGTGATATATTCGATCGAGCGGACGCGAGCAGTACCGATCTGAGTGTTGCTGACATTCTTGAGAGCAATCGTGGAGTATGTAGAGATGTCAGGTGTACCTCTAAGCGTATTGACGATAACATAGTTACCGTAACCAGCGTCAACAAACGTATTGGTCAGAGAATCGAACTTTCTTGCCTTCTTGATCGGAGTATGAACAGTGCTCTGAAGTTCAACGCGGTATCCATTGATGTAGGCTACAGATGGATCCAATCCGATTGCTAGTTTATTGGCAGCATATGCTTCGGCCGCGGTAGCATCGGTAATTCCTCTGATGGAATTGATAATTTGTGCTGTAGTATAAAGTCCGCCATTAGTATAGTCATTGAGATACTCGCGGACAGACAGGCGAAATGGATTCAGAACGTAATTACCGGACTCCTCATATGTACGCTGAGCCAGCGTCTTCATGATTTCGGAGTATTCGGTACGACCTTCCTTCTTTACTGTTCCGTTCTCGATGACAACTACCAGAATGCGATTATCTACTGTGTCATCGTAGAGAGCTGGATTCCAGTTCTCGACCTGAAGGTCCATAGCAATCTGATAACGATGCGCTCCAGGAGCACCAATATTCGGTGTTCCCAATGCGTTATCGTTCAAGCTTGAATCGTCGACCGGAGTAACCTTGTTCTCTGATACCTTATAGATGACTCTGGCCCATGGATTCTGCCTGTAACGAGAGACGATGATAGAAGAGGCCGGGGTGTGAACAAAGCATCCGTTGATATAATACACTCCTTCATCAACCGAAAGACGGGTTCCATATCCATTCGGATGCTTTCCGTCGCTCTCGTAGTCTTGTGCCTGAAAGGCGATGTAAGTGGTGACATCATCCGCCGTACGCTGAGTGATGATATACTCGTTCGCCTGGAATGCTTTGATCAATCCGGCATTCGTATTGCTTCCGCCTGAGGTGAGGTACTCCACATATAGCACTAGATTCGAATCTCCTCCAGTGATCGGAGGAGCTATGTCGATGATGCGAGCGCTTACCCCGTTTGTAGTACCATAGATGATCGCTCCGATCAGAAGGTACTTGCCGGTTACGGGATCGGTCTGCAGATACGTTGAAGCAGAACCTGTATAAGTCAGAGTGCTGTATGTGGTCTGAATGTTAGCATTGTCCACTCCGCTAGTTCTGACCTTGATGAAGGCTAGCTTATTGTTCAGCGTAGCCAGGCCGCCCATCACCTTCGATCCATCCTTGAAGAAGTGATCACCGAACCTTGAGATCTGGGCCTGAAGGGCTGTCTGAAGCTGAGTCAGTTCGCGCGCCTGTACCGAATATCCCGGACGGAACAGGACTCGCAGATAGTTCTTGTCCTGATTGAAATCGTCCCAGTATGGTGCTTCGTTATAGTATGTGATGGACATGGCAATTATTAAAATTCTGCGATGATACGAATGTCTTCAATCTGTGTTTCGCTACGCGCGATCGGCGATGCACGATTTTCCAAGAAGATAACATCTCCACTGAAGTGGACATATTCAGAGGCGGCAATGGTAGTGATAGTACCAGCAGCAACCGATGAAATCGTTCCTGGAGTATATGCGGTGATAGTATTTCCAGTCGAGAAGGATCCGTATCCAGTCTTGTCATTTTGATGCACTCCCAAAATCACTGAAGTCGGTCCCACTGAAACTGTGTCCACATATGCTTTAGATGGAGTTCCGGCAGAATTCTGAATATAGTCGCCGACGTGGAACGTTCCGCTCGTGACAGTCACCGTGAACTTCTTGAGAGCCGAGAGTGTGGAGGAGATCGCTTCGACCGGGTTTCCTCCGCTAAGTTGCTTTGGCTTCTTGACCAATCCGACCTGTCTGAAGAAAGTATCTGCCGCAAAATCTCCGGCACCTTCTTCACCGGTCAAGGTTGTACCAACTCCGACGTAGAACCCTCCTAGCTCTTCAGCGGGAGAAGATCCGTGTCCATTCTTCGGTGAAAGAACCGCACGAGCTACGCAACCAGATCCAGGACCTCCAACCGTAACGAACGCGACATTGTAGTTCGAGCCATATGCCGCGGTAGGCGTCTGATTGATATCGATCTTGACGACTTTGTTGTTATAAGTCGTGGCTGTTGCAGCGGCCGAAGATCCGTCACCTGAGATCGTGATTGTCGGAACGCTTGTGTATCCGCTTCCACCATATGACAGGACCTCTGCAGTAGGATCCGTAGGATCGATCGCCACCGTATAAATCTTACCCTTCAGGGTCTGTTTTGCAGCGTTCTGGAATGATAGACGGCTGATTTCTTCAGGAGTGGTGTCACCGTTTTCGGTCACCTCTGTTGCAGCTCCAAGGGTAATCGTGGTCAGTGTGCACAGAGAGGCGCCGGTCGCAGTAATAGATTCGCCTTCAATGAAGGCTCCACGAATGCTGTGCAGTGCATATGTTGATCCGGAACTCTCATCGGCGTAGATTCTTCCAGTTGCACCAGATGTAGCTCCTACGATCAAATTTCCATTGGTAATGGTCGGCAGTGTTCCGCCGGAACCAGCAGTGATCGTGGCAATTGCTCCTCCGACGACCGTCTTGATCGGCATGTAGCTGTTGGTCAGGAACTTGGCTGATTCAGTAGCAGTGATCTGGAACATGAACTTCCAGATATAACCATCGGCGTACTTTATAGGATCGCCTTCAAGATCTCCGCTGTTGTTCACAGTCGGAACATGGCTTGGCTTTACTGTGGAAGCCACAAGATTTCCCTGAGAATCCTTAGGCGTGTGCAGGCACTTATAGATCGCAAATGTGTCGGTCAGCACATAGAATGGCGTGTCATTGCCACGGTCGTAGATATCGGTCTTGTCGTCATCCCAGGCCGAATAAATGTTTCCGGATGTCCAGTTATAGCGAGGGATCAGATTGATGACGTCAGTGGATCCGATGCTCTTCAGAGCAATCATGTTCGAGTCGGCGTCTCTGACCTCCAACAGGGTGTCGTGCGGAGTTGAGTCGTTTGGAGCGATGTCAGCAGTGCTATCTAAAGTGCTAGACCACTTGTCCGATTTTCCAATGAACAGATATACATTCTCGCGATCGTCGAGGATGTTCTGCTTGAAATTTCTAGCGTTTAGATTACGAAATTCGGTTGAGATGATTGCTGACATGGTGCTTAAAATTGGTAGGTTCTGATCAGAATACCATTTGGTTCGTATGAAACTGTGTTATTTATAGCCTCATCGATGGTGTTATTTGAATAAGTTCCGATTGGGTTATATCCCGTAAACTTCATGGATTCCAGAGTTTTATTAAAGATTCTAGATTGATTTGCGGTGGTTCCAAGGAGTTCCAATCTTAGGATATCCTGAAAATCCGCTAGAATGCGCATATTCCGCTGGATGAGTTGCTGCTGGCCAAACTCATCCTGTTGGAGGAAGTCGGCGTATATAGCCTCGATGATCAGCGTAAGGTCCTCTTGACCGATCAATCCAGGCTGATACAGCGGCATCTTGGAATTGATTCGCTCGCTCAACAGCTGCACTGCCGTCAGTAACAAGAAGATCTGACCGAAAAAGATAAAGCCGGAAGGGTGAACTAGGCGATTAAACGGATCTTTCCACTCGGAAACGTTTGTTCCGGTCTTGATGACATACGAATATCTCTGGTAATAATAGGAGTCATGGAGCTTCTTAGAGTCAGAGAGGAATCCATTGTTATCTGTGTATCTCCCCAATCCAGCATTCCAGGTTCCAGAAGATGGTTTTAGAGTATCGCCGTATGGATAGTAGACCTCGGCCTCATCCTCAAATAGAATCTTAAAGAACAGCTCAATAGAGTTCTCAGATCCACGAAGCGAGTAGTACTTCAGCAGCTTCTTGTATGAATTGACTTCTGCCGTATTGAATTTGCCGGGAACGTTCGCAGCAGTTTCTCTCTGAAGCATCTCCAAGAATCTCTGAGAAGCTGTATCTACGTCTCGCTCCTTGTTGATTCTGGCGATACTGTAGCTAGGATTATCGTAGATGGATACAATCTGGCTTATGAGTCTACTTGTGCCGTCAGTAAACGCAGAAATGGTGCCGACTGCAGCAGACAGAACTCCCGTAACCGTCTTCGTTGTGGCGAACGTTCCGGTCATCGAATTGATGAGAAGATTGTTGCCGGAAATGTATAGAATCTTTCCTGCGATAGGATTGTTCGAAGCATCACGGGATGTTACGGTTTCACCCACCCTGAATGTGCCAGTAACTCCAGTCAGAACGATAGTAGTAGATTCCGATCCGAGTATTCGCGATCCTTTTACCAAGGTTCCGCTGACTTGATACAGCAATAGAATGTCATCCGAGAACGAAGCTACTTTACCGGTAATCACTGCGCCGTTTTCTGAGGTCGAACTGATGTCTTCTCCAGGAGAAAATGTTCCTATTCCTGATCTGACTGTTACTCTATACGCGGAAGTTCCATCCTTATTGATCAAGTCATAATAGTCCTTGATGAATTCGACGAATTTGGCTGACTTCTGCTTCAGCGCATCGGGAATAAGCTGTTCGACGCGCGCGACCTCTTTCGAGGTCCTGCGGGTACTTGCTACAGATTCAACGAGTGAAGCCATATTAACGGTGACGTGGTGTCGTCGTGTATGAGCTCGAGCCGCCTGCTCCAGATACCGCGATCGAATCGATCTCGGCCGTCACTGTGACGAATTCTTGGTCGATATCAAGCAATTGATTTCTCTTTGGGGCGATATCGAACGAATTCGGAAGCACGGTGATTCGAATTGGAGTATCGTCGTCCGCTCGGAATCCTGTCAATTGAACTCTTCCAATACTGGAGGTGATCAATCCAGCATCTGCAGCTTTGCACTTGTTGCCTTGAACGAGCTTGTAGATGTAGATGTTCCTATTAGTAGAATTTAATATCGGCTCATCTCCAAAATAATGGTCTACTCCACCTATCTTGAACGGAGTGGACGTCAATACCGTAGAGCTCGAATTCGTCGTATAGGTAGGTACGGAGAAATTCAGGTCGAAGGAACTGCGCTGACGATTTGGAAGCGGTTCGATCATCTTATACATGTAGACTCTCGCCACCGAATTCAGGATCGAAGGTTCTGAGTTATCGATCGAACTCAGGAACTGCGAATAACGAAACACTCCGTCAAACTTTCGCAGGTTTCGTTCATTGTACAGACGAATGATGTCACGGACGTACGACTCAATTCCGGCCGTAGAGCGATCGGTCAGGTTTGGGTTGTACTTGATAAAGGTTTCGATCTCCAGGAAAG